CGAAAGCGGAACTGGCGAGAACTGGCCAAGACCAGACGGACTACTCGAGAATTGGTAGGACCCAGCCCAGATTGGAAACTGTGCGTAAAGGCAATTCTGTGTATGCCCAGCTGGTGGTTGATTTCGCTCACACTTATATGCACGTTGACTTGATGGACTGGCAAATTTACGCGCTTGAAGGATTGTTTGAATCCGATCCTGATACCGGTGATTTAATTAACCGCGCTGGTCTTATTTCGGTTGCGCGTCAGTGCGGGAAAACCGTTCTCGGCCAGGCGGTGTTGGGTGCCTGGTTAACTTCTATTGCTAAGTTGCGCGGCAAGCCTCAGACCGTTGTTAATTCGGCGCATGAACTTACGCTAGCTGTGCGCCAGTTTGAAATTGTGGCTCCTATTTTGGCTGAGTATTTTGGTGCAACGCTCAAGCGCGCTTATGGCCGTAACACTTGCGAGATGCCTGACGGGTCGCGCTGGCTGGTCAAGGCTGCAACACCATCAGCGGGTATGGGTCTATCGGCTGACCTGATCTGGGTGGACGAAATCTATGCAGTGGACGACCAGGTGCTGGCTCATTCTTTGCGTCCAACTATGAAGGCGCGCAATGTGCGTACTGCTGGCGGGTCGCCGATCATGATGATGACTTCCACGGCTGGCACTGAAGCTTCCATTGCGATGCTTCGATACCGCGAACAAGGGCTGCAGCTGATAGACGAAAAACGCCAGGGCAGTTTCTACTTTGCGGAATGGTCGCCACCACCTGGGGTAGATGTCATGGAAACTAAATGGTGGGGCTGGGCTAACCCCGCGCTCGGCCAGACGCTAGAACTTGAGTCACTACTTCTGGACGCTGATCACCCAGACCGCTCATCTTTTCTACGCGGGTCTCTAAATCAATTCGTGAACGCTGACGCTTGCTGGTTGCAGCCTGGGCAGTGGGACGCTTGCCTGTCAGATATGGAAGGCCCAGAAGGTGGCTGGATTGCGGTTGACTCATCGCTTGACGGGTCGCGCTATGTCGCTGTTCGCGCCGCTGTTGATGACGTGGGGGTAGCCCATGTCAATGTTGAGTTCGTAGTTGGGTCGCTAGCCGAAATGCAACAGGCACTACTAGACGCTTGCCGGCACCCTTCCACCATGGTTGCTGTTACACCAACATTGGAAAACCATGTCCCTCTATCTCTCGAGCGTAGAAAAAAAGTTGTCGGATATGGCGAGCTAATGAAGTACACCAGCCTGGTTAAAGGCATGATCAACGACTCGCGCCTGGTGCATATGGGGCAGTCAAATCTTGCTGAACACATGAATAGAGCCGTAGCGATTTACCAGCAGAACGCATTGGCGCTGAGCAGTAAGCGTTCGCCTGGGCCCATTGAATTAGCGCGCTGCACAATCTGGGCGGCAGCATTAGCGTCACGACCTAAGCAAGCTGGAAAGCCCATGCTGGTAGTTGTCAATCGGTAAACTATCGGCGGTTGTGTCTTGCTAGTTCTGTCGGGAATCTGGCAAGGCATGACCACCTGCCAACCTGAAATGTGAGATAATCCCAACATGGCACTATTCAATCGAGTTACTAAAGCAGCAATCAGCCCTGCAGAGCCAACCGCCAAAGCAGCAGCTGCTGGTGGGTACTCACCTAATTCTGCTGGTGTCAATCTCATTGGCCAGTACTACTCATACGTTGAAGGCCCAGCGCGCAACAAAGCAATGAGCGTTGCTACCATTTCTCGCGCCCGTGATCTCATGGCTTCTGTCATTGGCTCTATGCCATTGAAGATGTACACGGAACGCTGGAACGAAACCGAAACCGAAATGGAAAAGGTGTACCTTGCGCCGCGCGCATGGCTTCGCCAGCCAGACCCAACAGTTACTTATAACTTCCTGATGGCCTGGACTTTTGACGATCTGTTCTTCTATGGCCGCGCCTTTTGGTACATCACTAGCCGTACACAAGACGGTTTCCCTTCAGGTTTTACGCGTCTCCCAGCGGGCTCAGTGACCACAACTGATCAGGCTGGGCCCGTATGGTTTGCCCCTTCAAAAGAGGTTTACTTCCAAGGCAACATGATTGACCCTAAAGATTTGGTGCAATTCCTCAGCCCTATTCAGGGCATTGTTTATATGTCAGAGCAGACCGTGGCAACGGCATTGAAGCTGGAAGCCGCAAGGTACCGCAATGCGGAAAGCTCTATCCCCGCGGGCGTTTTGAAACAGACGGGCGGCGAACCGTTGTCTGCTTCTGAGCTTGCTGATCTGGCATCAGCGTTCAACGCAGCTCGAGCAACTAACCAAACTGCAGCGCTCAATGAGTTTTTGAGCTACACCGAAACGACAGCGACCCCAGACAAAATGCTGTTGATAGATGCAGCCAACTATCAGGCGCTTGAGTGCGCGCGCTTGACTAACGTCCCGCCATATTTGGTAGGCGTATCAACTGGCGCGTATTCATATCAGAGCAGTGAGCAAGCCAGGGCGGATCTATATATCTTTGGCGTACAGGCATATTCGCAGTGTTTGGCAGCCACGCTCAGTCAAAACAACGTACTGCCACGCGGTACATATGTTGAGTTTGACACCCACGACTTCTTAGTCGAAAATGAAATGGCCGACAAAATGGATTCCCCAGACCTACCAGAAGAAAACACACAAGAGGAATTAGCATGATCCGCTTTAATGCAACATCAGTAACCATCGATGCAGCCGCATCAGACGGCACACCTAGCAGAACCATCACCGGTATTGCCGCGCCTTATAACGTCATTGCAACAGTGAGCGATGGGACAGAAATTATGCTGTCGCCTGGCGCTTTGCCAGTTGATGGCCCTAACCCCAAGCTCTTTGTAGGTCACTCGGCCGACAAGGTAATTGGCACAGTGATTGCCCGCGAGGACACCCCAGAAGGAATGCTGTTCCAAGCCAAAATTGCTAAGACCGTTCTTGGCGAGGAATCGCTACAGCTCGCCTTAGAGAATGTTTACGATCAGGTAAGTGTCGGGATTAACGCGCTGGAATTCAGCTACAACGAAGCTGGAGTCATGCTCATTGAAAAGGCAGCCTGGACAGAATTGTCGCTAGTTTCACACGGTGCCTTTGGCGCTAGTGCTAGCATCACAGAAGTTGCAGCGAGTATCCCCACATCGAATGAGGAAATCAGCAATAATACAGAAACGGCACCCGATGAGCCGAAACCCACAGAGTCAGAGGAGACCGAAGTGTCAGAAACACCAGCCCCAGAAGTAATCGAAGCATCATCAGTTTTTGCCCAGCCAAAACGCGAATTTGCTATGCCATCAGCTAGCGAACTTCTCGCTGCTTACCACATTGGTGGCGACACCTACCACAAAGTCAGTGACGCTTTTAAGCAAGCGCAGCGACGTGGACAAACAGCATTGCAAGCAGCAGCTGGCGACATCGTTACCGGTGACACACCTGGCCTCTTGAACCTCAACGTGCTCGGGACTCTCTTTCAGGATCTGAACTTCGTTCGCCCTGTGGTTTCAGCATTTGGCGCAAAGGCGATGCCTTCAACACCATCACGCCAGTTCATTCGCCCGACCATCACTACCCACACCAGTGCAGCCGTACAGGCCAACCAACTTGACGCAGTATCAGCAACCACAATGGTGATTGCATCAAACACAGTTACTAAGCAAACTGTCGCTGGCCAAGTAACGCTTTCACAGCAAGACATCGACTTCACAGACCCAGCCGCTTTGCAGCTTGTCTTGAACGACCTTGCCGGTGAAGTAATGATCAAGACAGACGACATTGCAGCAGACGCACTTGTCGCTGGTAAAACAGCATCAGGTTCAACATGGACTGTTACCGCTGACAACCCAACATCGTTGATTACATCGCTCTATGACGCAGCGCGCGAAATTGCGGAAGATTCAAACTTCTTCCCGACTCACCTTTGCGTGTCACCTGATGTCTGGGAGAAATTGGGCAGTCAGCTCGATGGCTCAAAGCGACCTGTCCTGGGCTACACCACAAACGGTGTTCTTGGACAAAACGCACTCGGTCGTGTAGGCGGTCTTGCTTACAACGCAATGGACGTTATGGGCCTCACACTTGTGGTTGATAACAACTTCGCTGCAGGAACCATGCTTGTTGTTTACGCGCCAGGCTTCGAAATTTACGAATCTGGTGCACAATTGCAGTCGTTCGAAAACCCATCAACCTTGGGCCGTACACTGAGTATCCACCAGTACTTCGCCACATTTGTCGCGAAATCAAGTTTCATTCAGTCAATCACAATCGCGTAAAGCGAAAGGCGGTTAGCCGCCATGGCTACTTACAGTGTTATTTTCCACCAGCGTCTGGACGACTATGCAGTTGTTCAGACACTGGAGAACACCGATATTGCTATTGGTGAATCCATCACTCTTTCAGGTCTTGGCCATGGCTTAAACGGCACACAAACCGTTTACGCATTGCCCCAATACCTCTATCGAGGCATAGACAGTCAAGGCGACATTCTGCTTGATGCAGATTTCCCGATACCTAACCAGATCATGTTTTATGACGCTGACGGTGATCTCGAGCGCTCAGCTGCAATCCCACCTGGCACCCTGACCTATACGCAGACGTGCACATGGGTGACAAGCGCCCAGGTTCAATTGTGGCTCGGTTTAACGAGCCCTACAGCCGATGAAACCACCTTCTTGGCTCAATGTGTATCTGCTGGAAATCAAGTCGCTTACAGACGCAGACAAGAAGCTTCTTATTTTGACGCGCTAGCAACTAGCCCATCGGGCGATGTGACGCTGGGAACCATCATGCTTGCCGGTGCGTATTTCCGTCAGCGCGGAAGTATTGACCAATTCGCCAGTTTTGATTCGATGGGTCAAGCCATCACCACTAATGCTTTTACCCCGATGGTTAAGCAGCTGCTAGGGATTGACCGCCCAGCGGTGGCCTGATGGCATACACAGACCTATTCAACGAAGCCATAGATGATCTGGCTACAACGCTGGCCACGATAACGGGCTTGCGGGTAGTAACTGACCCACGCAACCTCAACAGCAATTGCTGTTTCATTGATGCCCCATCATTCACAGCCATGAACGATCACATCGTCACAATGATTTTTCCAGTGCGGGTCATCGGTATAGGCCCAGGCAACTTGGACACGCTACGACCCTTGCTAGCGATCTCTGCTGACCTTCTAGGAAAGAACGTGGCTGTGGTTTCAGGCAACCCAGCACTAGCTTCTATTGGTGGGCAAGAATTCCCCGCCTACGACTTGACGATAAGAATGCAATCACAGAACCTATGATGCACACACAAGCGCGTAGAATCTGCAATAATCTAAACAACAGCGGTGGCCCGACACACCTACATGACCAGGAGTAATTATGGCCACCAGCACCACCACATACCTAACTAACCCAACAGTGACTATTCTTCCAGCCACATCGGGCACCCTATTCGATGCCACAACGGTGACATCGAGCGCGGCAATCACGGTTGGCTTTGATGCTCTCGAGAGCACTAGCTTCGGAGATTCTGGGCACTTTTTCGTAAAGGGCCTTCAACAGGTCGAGGTTACATTGACGTGCTACGCGTCATACGGCACAACTTCTGTTGAAGCAGCACTTACAGCTGCACTGGGTACCGGTACTTCCGTGATTACCATTTCACCTGCTGGCGCGACAGAATCCGCAACCAACCCTGAATACACAGTTACTAATTGTTTCCTTTCATCGTTTCAGCCAATCAACGGTTCATACGGTGAACTGTCAATGATTGAAGTCACCTTCCAGGGTGGAACATTCGCTCGCGATATCACATCGCCCTGATCGCTAAAAAAGAAAGCAGCCGACAATGCAACTAACACTGCAAATAGACCTGGGTCAAGGCCCAGTACAAGTCAAAACCAACCTGATGGTAATCGTCAATTGGGAGCGCAAATACAAACGCAAAGCCAGCCAACTAGCAGAAGGCGGAATTGGTATGGAAGATTTAGCGTTCATGGCTCACGAAGCAGCAAAGATTTCTGGCATAGGTCAAATACCGTTGATGCTGGACGATTTTATTAAGCAGCTTGTATCGCTCGAGGTGGTGGATTCAGAACCTGAAAACCCTACCGAGGCGGCACCTTCCGATATTCTCTAGCATCGCTGCTAGTTGAGACAGGATTCTGGCCGCCAGATATTCCCTTTGACATTCCCGACTTAACTACCTGCATTAGTATCATTAACGAGTCGAGGAAAAAACAAAGATGAGCGCCACCATTCATACAGAGATAACAGGCCTCAAAGTGGCCCTGGCTGAATTGGGCAAGCTCGACACCAAAACTAAATTCAAAGCCACCAACAAAATTAAAGCTGCTGGCGCGGAAATGGTTACTCAAGTCGCTAGCCGATACCCAGAGACTTTGCCTTTATCTGGTATGGCACCATCAAAAAAGGGTGGCACCCGTTTAGCGTATGACGTGCAAAAAGTCCGCAAAGGCGTAACTATCCAAATTGGCGGGCGCAATAGGAATGGCAATATCCCACTGGTAACGCTTATTCAGAAAAACGCTGGCGGAGCATTCTTTGACCTAGCAGGCTTGCGTGACGGTAGTTCCCAATTCGTGCGTAATCTAGACGGCCGTTTCGGCAAAGCCCAGCGCGGTATGTGGCGCTCGCGATCATACATTTACGGCCAGGCAACCAAAGACATTCTTGCTGCTATTGAAGAAGTGATGAATCAAACAAGTAGAACGCTGGGCAAGTAATGGCTGTATTTATTCCTATTGTCTCGGAATTTGATTCCAAGGGCATAGACAAAGCAATTAGAGAATTTAAGAGCCTTGAAACCAACGGGCAAAAGGCTCAATTTGCAATTAAGAAAGCAGCAGTACCAGCAGCCTTAGCAGTGGGCGGATTAGCCCTAGCACTTGGCGATGCAGCCAAAGGCGCAATGGAAGATGCAGCTGCACAAACAATCTTGGCTGGCAACCTTCGTAGCTCGGCCCACGCAACAGACGCACAGATTAAAGCCACTGAGGACATGATTACCAAAATGTCTTTGGCTACCGGTGTTGCTGATGACGAACTACGCCCAGCGTTTAGCAAGTTGGTTTTGGCTACTAACGATGTTGAACGCTCAAACAAACTGCTAGCCATTGCTCAAGATGTCGCTGCTCGAACTGGTAAGCCTCTCGAGACAGTTACCCAAGCCTTGGCCAAGGCCGAGATGGGGCAATATGCCGCGCTCAAGAAGCTTGGCATACCAATGTCTGAAGGTATCCAGGCATCTATTGACCTGCAAAAAGAGCAAAAGAAACTGGCAAAAATAGAGTCAGAAGTTGCCCTGGTTAAATACCAGATTGCCGAAGGAATGTTGTCGGGCAGTGAAGCCACGAAAAAACTTACAACAGTTAACGAAAAGTTTGCTAGCCAATCAGCAATAGTCAATGACCTAATGGCAACTACAGGCGACTACGCCGATGACGTTGCAAAGAAATTTAGCGGCGGCGCATCTGACGCAGCCAACACAGCAGAAGGACAATTCAAGCGCCTAGCCGTTACCTTGGCAGAAACCAAAGAGTCAATCGGTGCTGCACTTCTGCCAGCCATCGAAGCGGTGTTACCTTTCCTGCAGACAATGGGTCAATGGGCATCAGAAAACACTGGGGTCTTTCTAGTCATTGCCGGTGCAATCGGTTCTATCGCAGCTGCCATTGTGATCGCTAACGCAGCCATGAAGGTGTACGCGCTCTACACCCAGTTGGCTAGCGCGGCGCAGGTAATCTTCAACGCTATTGTCGCTGCCAACCCAATTGTACTTTTTGGTATTGCTATTGCCGCTTTAGTTGTTGGAATAGTGCTGGCATACAAGAAATTTGATACGTTCCGCGACATTGTTGATGCTGTATTTGGTGCAATAAAAACAGGCATAAAAGGTGGCATGGACGCAATCACCTCTTACTTGAGTTTTGTTATGGGTGTCTATAAAGCAATCTTTAACGGCATCGCTTCTTTGTGGAATAACACCATCGGCAAATTGTCCTTTGAGTTTCCTAAATGGGTGCCAGGTCTCGGCGGTAAAGGCTTTGATGTTCCGAACATTCCTATGCTTGCTGAGGGTGGCATCGTCACCAGCGCTCAACTGGCTGTGATTGGGGAAAAAGGACCAGAGGCCGTAATCCCGTTGGACCGACTCGGCAACATGGGCGGTGGCACGAATGTGACTATCCATGTGAACGGTGGCGACCCTAACGCGGTAGTAGCAGCCTTGCGTACCTATATGCGCCAGAACGGCTCTGTGCCCATCAAGGTAAGCAACATCTTCTAATGGCGCGTATTGAGTATCAAGTCATGTATGGGGCTACCTACGCCACGATGACTAATGTCGCTACAGACGTGCAATCCGTGTCGCTCAACATAGGTCGTCGCCGCCAGTTAGACCAATACAACGCCAACACTGGTTCGGTGACAATGCGTTACCCCACTGGCTATGTCACCCCTAATGCGTTGTGGATTACTGGCACTTATGTTGAAGTAAAGGTGCGTTTAGACACTGGTCTTTATACTTCTTTGTTTACTGGTCGAATAACCGATGCAACCGTCGAGTACGGCATTCCTTATGCAGGCGGCGTAGGCAACGCCGATTATGTAACTATTACTATGGAAAGCCATTTTGCCGAATGGGGTCGTTTACAGGGCAACAATTACGCTATGCCTGCCGATACTTACGGCGGGCAGTTAAATCGCGCAAGCGCTCAAACTGGTTTAACAGCTGGTGCAAACAGCCAATACGGATATTTCACGGCCATGCCAGCCACGACAATTAGCAGCACCTGGGGCGATTGGCTCAATAAAACCGTCCTGACAATGAACGGCCGAATCCGAGACATTGGCAACTTCATTTCGCCCGTAAACCAGTACTACAAATTTGCTGGTAATCACGGCGACTTTAGCGACACAACCAATAATGAGTTTTTTCACCGGTACGAAAAAATAGAGTTTTCTAGTTACGCCGATAACTACTACACCCAGGTGAATGTGGTGCCTGAAAGTTATGCCACCCAGACAGTTCAAACAGGGGCTATTCCTTACCGCACATACAACGTCAACACGCTAAACAGTTCAACGGCTCAGGCTCTTGACTATGCCACCTATCTGCTTTCCACCTATCAAACCCCGCTGATCGGTATTGAGTCTGTGACTTGCAACTTGAATATGCAGAAGGACAAATTGCCTGCCTACGGGGCTGACGAAGTTGGTAAGAGCGTCAGTGTGCTTTTTCGTGGTACCACTTACAACTGCATTTTAGAAGGTATGACCTGGAGTGGCACCCCCCAGCAATCATCGGCCACCTTCTATTTTTCAGCTGCCGACCTAAATAATTATTTGACTCTAAATAACACTGTTTACGGCACACTCGATAACAACAAACTAGGATATTAACTATGGCAACACCTACAAACCTTCCAGCAACCTTTGCCATTGGCTCGGTGTTGACCGCAAGTCAGCAGAACGACCTTAGAGGCGCGTTCCGTGTGTTGCAGGTCGTGCAGGCAACCTATTCGGCAGTCATTGTTAGTAGTTCAACTACAACAATGGTAGACACGAACTTAACCGCAAGCATTACGCCACAGTCAAACACGAGTAAAATACTTGTGGTTGTTCATCAGACATTTGGCAAAACCGACGGAAACCCAAACAATGCGGTACAAGGTCGAATAATGCGTGACGCTACCGCCGTACATACTTTTGCTGTAGCTACTGGTTACACAGGCACCTCTATTGCTAACATTTTTGTAATTTCGGCAATGTACCTAGATTCGCCAGCAACAACATCTGCAATAACTTACAAAACACAATTTGCTAATTTTTCTAATAACGCGGCTGTGAGCGCAAACACAAACAACACTCCAGCCACGATTACTTTGATGGAGATAAGCGCATGAACCAAGAAGAACTAATGCAACTGCTAGCGGATGCTGGCTTTGATACTGGCTGGGTACTTGCTGGCGAGGAACTAACCCTGTGGGAACACGACGCAGAACCACCAGCACCACTAACACGACCCGAGGCAACAGATGAAACGCCTACTGCTGATTAGCGCCACCCTCATCGCCCTCACAGGCTGTGCAGATCGTTTCCGCTACCCATGCCAAGACCCAGCCAACACCAACAAAACAGAATGCCAATGCGAACAACAACCACGCACCAAAAACAAAGCCCTAGGCGCTGTTGAGTCCGCAATGACCACCACCACCCTTAAAGAAATCCTAGGATTCGACTGCTAATGAAACTAAGACCACGACTTACCAACGAAGAAATCAAGGCACGTCTAATCCTTGTCGTAGGCATCGGGCTAACCATTGTGTTTGTCATGTCAATTTGCTTCATGCTCTACGGCACTTTATTTGTGACCCAGCCACGCACAATGGCTGAAGCAGACCGCGAAATCTTTGGCGTATTGAGTCCGCTTTTAATGTCCTTATCCGGTGGCCTTTTGGGAATGCTTGCCGCTAACGGCCTTAAAGACAAACCGCCAGCACCATGACCGCTCGCAAGTATCCATTTTTTCCTAGTTGGGACGGTGGCGCAACGTCACCAATTACCAAGAAGTTTTACGATCTATGTAAACGGCGCTGGGCATTCACCAATCTAGGTATGTACGCAAATCGCATGATGCGCGGTTCAAAAAACCTAAGTGTTCACGCCAGCGGATTTGCGGTTGATATGGGCTATCCAGCAACTCGAGAAGGACGCGCAGCTGCTAAAGAGGCTTGGACATGGCTAGTGGACAACTCAGAGGCGCTTCTACTTTGTGAGCTTCATGACTATTCGTATCGCAACCCTGCACAACCCGAATCAGACAAAACCGCTTGGGGTCGTGGGTATCGCTGTTCGCGCGGGCCTGGTCAAAAAGGCGTGAAATTATTTACGTCAAGCGACAATGCTGGAACACCAGGCGGGGTCTGGCTACACGCGGAAATTTCTAACGAATGGGACAGCGCGGAAGAATTTGAAAAAGCATGGCGCGCACTTCCTAAGCCATAAGGATTCCCAGACACTGTTTGAGCAGTGCTGGGGCTAGGTGGTGGGTACTTTGTTTCCATTGGGTATCCACCACCGACTTTCTAAATCGTGTAAAGTAACCACCGCTACTCAAATAGCAGAAAGTCAAAGGAAACATGACATACACCGAACTACCACTATTTAGGGCAACCGACCCTGAAACTTCCCGCCAGGTAAACCCGATCAGGGTAGGCACTCACCGCGCAATTCTGCTTAAACAGTATTTTGACGCAACTCTTGGGCTGACCGATGAAGAAGCAGGCGCTCGAGCCGCACTGGCTGGCCACGAAATAAAGGGCTATTGGAAGCGCTGCTCAGACTTGCGCACTCTTGGACTAATTCAGGATTTAGGAGTCCGTAGAGCCGTTCTAAGCGGGTCTCAGGCGATTGTGTGCGCTATCACACAGACAGGTTTAGACATGGTTAGGGGCTGGGCATGAAAACCTACACCCACGAACAAATGTTCATAGCCGTACTGTTCGGCTGGTGCCTCTCATGGGCATATTTCAAGGTCGCCAACCGCTACTGGAAACGCTGATGCTTCCCGCGTGGGGCTATATGCCGTTATGGTCTAAAGACAAACTAACGCTGGTTCAAATCTTTACGGACACAGCAACAGAGGAGATCGTCAAAGTCACAGTCGCCACAAGGCAGGCTCCCTGGCTGGCTTTCGCTTCGATTACAGAAGTAGAACAGGTTGATTAAGAGAATCATGGCAATTGCCCTTATCACTGCCCTATCCGTACCAGCTCATGCAAGTGCAGCTGCTGATTCCCACGCCAAATACCAGGGCGTATTGCCTGACGCTTATTATGATCAGTTAGCGCGCTGTGAGACTGGTGGCAACTGGCAACACAGCACTAAGTCGTACACAGGTGGGCTGGGGATAAACCGCCAGACGTGGCGCACCTGGTCAAACTCGCCCAGCGCTACAGGCAAAACCCCTAAGCAACAAGTCAAGGTCGCTGATGCCATTGCGTTCAAGTCGCACATTAACCCTGATGGGCGTAAAGTGTGGCGCGTAGGGCCGTGGGGCTGGGGCTGTCTTAAAGGGCAGAAACACCTTCAAGCCTTTATCTGTCAATCAAGGCACACCCTTGTTGTCAGATGGAAGCGTCACTGCAAATAACAAAGGAAAAAATGGAAACATCAACCGGTGAACTAATCGCCAAACTAACCAACATCAGCCACAACCTGGCACTCGAACTACGGTTCAAGGAAGCCAGCGTCATTATGGAAGCCGTAGGCGCGCTTCACGCATTGCCGAACATCGCTGAGACAATCCGCGACTCTTGGCACCCATCGCTTAACAGCAGTGGCCCTTCTAAGGGTCTTTCTTATTTGTCCTCTGCCAAATTGGTTGGCGCTGATGAGTGAGTCACCAAGAGTAGGCAGCATTGACATTCACAATGTCACCCGAGACAATGTTGAGTGCAGAGTGCGTGACCACGACAACTTCTCAACAATCCAAATCAACCTTGGTGTCACATCAGTGACGCTCTATGTAGACACTGCTGACGTTGCAGCGATACGCAGAATCCTTGGTGGCTGGTGAGCGAATACATGCACAAAGATGATGTGGCAGACATGATCTATGCCAAAGACAAAGAAATACGCGACTTGCAAGATGTGATTTTGCATTTTGAGCGCCGAATCACAGATCTACAAGCAGATGTTAAAAGACTAGAAACAGAGTACGCCCGTGGCCTTTAATCTCGAGGATTACACCCCAGTTTCGGAACGCATAAAAGCCTTCTGGATTGACCACCCCAATGGTGCTATCCATTCAGAGCTGGTCTTTGATGATGGCGTTAGATGCGTCATTAAAACCACATTGTGGCTAGACAAAAACGATGCCCAGGCAACCACTGTGGACTATGCAGAAGAACTGATTGCTGATCGCGGAGTGAACGCCACCAGCAGGATTGAGAATTGCGCTACATCGAGCCAAGGCCGAGCTTTAGCAGCTGCTGGATATCTCGGTGCTGATTGGACTAAAAAGCCAAGCCGTGAAGAAATGCAAAAGGTGGTGCGCGGAGATACAACAATTACCCAGCCATCTAACTTGCCTAGTGAAAAGCAGTTATGGCTTTACAAGGCCGAACTAAAAAAGGCAGGCAAATTGCCCCCGCACAACATTGGCACAATGACCAAATTTGAAGTCAGCAAAGCGATTGACGCGCTCAAAAATGGCGATGTTGAAGTACCGGTATATGACACCCCAGAAGAACCGTTTTAGATGCTTGACCTATTCAGCCTCATAATCATGCTTTCAGCCGTTTTCATGTGCGGGTTCATGCTCGGAAAAGACAAAAAATGATTCCCATTAGTGAAGCATCATTCCTGCAGCAAGTTAAAGCCCTGGCCTACATTCACGGCTGGGATTGTCATCACGCCAGCCCAACCCAGACCGCTAAAGGCAGATGGTTAACAAGTGGCGCGGTGGGCTTTCCCGATTTAGTCCTCTGCCATAAAGTGAAGGGCTTAGTGTTCGCCGAGCTCAAAAGCGCCAAGGGCCGCACTTCACCGGCACAAGAACACTGGCTCGAGATACTGCACCCACACGCTGAGTGCTACATATGGCGGCCTGAGGACTTGCACCTCATTGAACAGCGCTTATCATCATGCTGATCGTGGCTTGGTACCTACTGCTATTGTCGCTGGGCATTGCCATAATTCAAGGCTTACGCAAGTAACAACCTCTTACAACTGAATACGGCCAAGGCCTCGTACGGGATTGCACTGTGCAGGTAAAACACACGGTGACGTGGGTAGAACTGGCGCGCCTAACCACCTGAGATGAGTTACTTGAAGGGCTGTTAGGGGAAGTCGCCAGTGCAGAGTTCCCTAACTTCATAAAAGGCGAATGGCTGACCGTCCTACACAAACCACCTGCCAGAGCTACTAGCTCGAAGTGGGGGCTGGCACAAACCACAACACTGATGTAGAACCAGTAAGCAACCGCAGCGAAGCAAGGGCGCTAGTAGCATCACCAACAGACCACCGACAAGGACACACACACATGGCAGGCAACAGAAAAATAACCCCCCAATACAGAGCCAACAGAGCGGCCCTCATGGAAGGGCACCCTGATTGCCACTGGTGCGGTAAACCCTGGGACAAAACATTCCAAGCCGATCACATACTCGAGCATGACGCAGGCGGTGACGACTCATTAAGCAACTTAGTTAGTAGCTGTGCACACTGCAATAGTTCAAGAGGGGCGCGCTATGTAAACCTAAAAACAAGCGCAAGACAACAAGCCCGCAACCAAGCAATGAACGCCCCAGCAAAAATCACCGAAAATTTAGAAAATTCCAAAAATCAGATTTTTTTAGGAAAAGAAGTCAC